CTGCTTCAGGATGTAGGCGTTGCCGTGGATCAGTAGGGAGAGGACCCACGCCTCTCGGAACTGCTGGTCCGTCTGAAACTTGTTCGGCTTGCGCAGGACCGGCCAGTACGGGCTATCGCCCTCCACCTCCCGCCAGATGCGATTCTGGTCCTTCCGCTTCAGGACGAACGGCATGGTGCCGATGTCCTGACTGATTCGGCTGAGGCAGGCGTACAGGGTCGGGTAGCACAGGACCGTCCCGTGCTTCTCCTCCAGGTTCCGCTGCCACGCGCCGGTAAACGGCTCGTTGATCGTATGCCAGCCCCCGCGATGCGAAGGGACCGGGTTCAGCGCCTTCAAGTAGTCGGCGCCGTAGCGCCGGACGCCCGCCGCCTCGGTCAGCTCGCTCGCAGAAAATGCCATCTCAATCCTCGGCCTTCATGTCCCGACGTCGGTACTGCCGCTTGGGCTTCCCGGTTTTCGGGCTGATCTCGGCAGACTCGACCACTTCCGCCTTCATCTGTCGGTCGATGAAGCGCGCCGCGCCCACCTTGACCAGAATGGTTGCGAAAGGCTCGGCAATATCTGCCACCTTCCCGCTCTTTACGTACTCGATATCTGCCATGCTCGCCCCATGAAAAGCTGGGGGCCGAAGCCCCCAGCGAAGTGACGCTTAGCTGCCGCAGGCGCCCCAGTTGACGCCCGTGAGGTAGGCGACCGCCGAGTCGCGACGACGCGCCCAGTTGATGGCGCGCTCCGCACGGAAGCCGACGAGGTTGCGCTGCCACAGCGACACGAGCACGGTGGTGGCGGTGGTCGGGTTGTCCGGCGAGTCGTCCATCTGGAGCGACGCCTCGCGGCTCAGGTCCACGGAGAAGCCGCCGTCGTCCGCGATGTAGATGTCGGATGCGTTGACCAGCGCCACAACACCAGCGGGCACGTAGTCGGACACAACCACCGGCAGGCCGAAGAAGTTGCCACCGCTCATCGAGATGCCGCCGAACTCCGGCTGGCCCAGCGGGTTCACCATCAGCGACAGCGCGAGCGCCGTGGTGCTGTTCATGATGAACACACCAGAGGTCGGGGCATTGTTCGCAGCGATGAACGAGGCATACAGCGCCTGGATGTCGCAGCGAACGTCCGCAGCCTCCGTGCCGCCCGAACCCGTCACCGGGGTGACGCCATTGAGGATCGACGCCGGGGAAACACCAGCCGAGGCCGACTTGGCCGGGTTGATGAAGTCGAGATCCAGACGCTCGCGCAGGGCGGCCACCAGCTGGTCACGCACGATCACGTCCGCAGACGGCGAGCTGTCGCGGATCGCCTCTTCCGTCAGCACGGCGATGTTGGCGACCTTCAGCGGCTCCAGGGTGGTGCGGCTGAAGTCGAACTTGGTCAGGGGCTTCGCAGCGCCCTCGCCAACCCAGTAACCGGCACCGCCCGAGGTCTGGCCGACCAGCGGGACGCGGAACGGGATGCGGCGCAGGCCGGGGATGTTGCCGATCAGCGTACGCGGGCGCAGGTACTCCAGGAAGTCGGCGTAGACGGAAGTCTCGTCGCCCACCAGATTGCCGACCCACGTAGTGTTGCTGGTCGAGCCTGCCGCCACGGCGGCCTTCAGCACGTTCTCGACGCGCTTGTCCACGCTGCCCGCCTGAGACTTGACGATCTCCAGCGCGCCCGAGTAGTTGCCCTGCGCGCGGGCGATGGCCTTGGCGAGCTGGGCGACCGCGAGGCCGTCCTTCGCCTGTACTTCCTTGACCTCCACGCGCAGACCAGCCGCCGAAGCGCCAGCAGGAGCGCCCGCCTTGGCCGCGACCTCCTTTTCCACCGGGGCGGCCGACGCCTTCGCGCGGGACTCCATGCGGGTGAAGCGCTCGATGTTGTCATCGAGTTCCTTGATCTCGGCCTCGATGGCGTCGTCCTCGGCGCGCTCTGCGTCGTTCAGGCCACGGCCCTCGTCCATCGCCTTCTGAGCGATGGCGTTCTGCCGCTTCTCGGTGGCCTCACGGGTGGCCTTCAGGTCGGCCAGATGTTCAGCAATGCTCTTGCCTGCCATTTCTTCATTTCCATTCATTGGATTGCGTCGCTTCGCAGCGATGCGTTCGGCTGTCTCACGACAGTCAGTTAGGCGGCATCCTTTCCACGGGATACCTTGCGCCGTTCCCTTCCACGGGACGCGCCGAATAGGGCCGGGAATCTCACCCGGCTGGCCTCAGTGGGCCTTGCGCTGTCATCACGACAGTGCGGCGCTTCGTCTCACGACGATGCGGTTACTTCCAAATCGATCTCATCGCATCCGAAGTGCTTTGCACCCCAGCTCATAGCGGCACGCTTCAGACGATCCGAAGCAACGCCACTAAACGGGATTCTCACGGAAGCCTTTTCCGCTCCGCTTGAAACCTCAAATTCGGCGACTGAGAACTGTGGGCCAAACGGGCGACGATGGGGGACGCCATCAATCAGGCCAATCCACCACTTCTCCCCGTCCTCGTCCCACACCAACTCGCTACCGAACATCACGCCCTTGGCAACCGGGAGAGCTTCGAGTTCAGACTGTTTCATCGCAACCTCGCCGTTGTGTGGGGCCTAGCCCCGAATCAGTCGAATACCGCCGCTCGTGGTCGGGCCGGACTTCACCAGTTGGATGCCGCCGTTGGTGCGCGGCGTCAGGCCAAGGTGCCTAGCATCAAGTGCCTTCACGGCTTGGATCGTCGCGAGCTGGTGCATCGGGATGGTCACAGCGGACAGCTCAAACACCTCCGACTCTTGGAAGTGGATTCCGCCGCCTTCGATGTATGCGTGCTTCAGCGCCCGGAACCCAATCGACACGCCGCGAACCAGCTTTGCCTTGATCGACTGCCATGCCATGTCAACCAGATCCTTAAGCGGTCCTGGTTCGTCAATGGTCGGGATGGTCGCCGTGAAGGTCACGCCCTTGGCCGTCGGCTTATCGAACACCACATGGCCGATTGGCTTGTCGTGTTGGTGCTGCCACAGGAGCGGGAGCGGATTCTGGAACTTGATCCCAAGCGGCTCCACAACATCCCCGACCCGATCAGGGACGGGCGAGGTAGCTAGGCCCTTGAACGTCCTCTGGTCGCCGTCAACGGACTTGACCTCTAGCAGTGAGTAGGCGCGATTGGTATCCACTTCATCTCCAACAAGAAAGCCCCGCTCAAGGCGGGGCTTTGGTTATGTAACCCAGCGGTATCGTTTGCCGCTGCATATCTCCGAGATTGTCCCCGGGTTCGATCCATACCTTCTCGCCAACTCCCTGCCGGTGACGCCGCTGGCTCGCAAGGCTCGGATCGCTCTTATCTCGTTGTCGCTGAGCTTGGCGAAGTGCCTGCCGATGCTGAACCTATGCGGTTCAGACTTCTCCCTCGGCTTGCGGCCCTCATCGTAGGCTTTCCGGAGAGAGCGTGACATCTGCTCCCTCTGCTCGTCCGTGAATACCCGCCGACGACGACCCTCTTGCAGAGCGCGCATTACGTGCTGTGGCTTCTTTTTCCCAGCGTGGACCGCAGAAAGCTTCGCACGATGCTCGGCGGACCTAGGAGGGCATGTCCTACCTCTCGCCTTCGCCGCGATCTTCTCCCTACTCTCCGGCGTGAACCGCCGGCCAAGCGTGTTACCTGCGTTCGGGCAAACGTTGTATTCAGGGCGTTCCGCATCTAACCAGCACTGCTCCCGCTGAAGCAGATCTTCAACGGAGCAAACTTCGACAACCTCAAATACGAACGCATCCCCACCATTCTTGTGCCATGAGGCTTGAAGATGCCGGGAATGATGCGACCCTCGATTGAGTTTCGCCCGATGGGCATTCCATCTGATTCGGAAGCACTTGGCGCTCCCGATGTACTTCTTGCCGCTCTCCAGATTCCGAATCTGGTAGATGCCGGACGCTTCCACGTCGGCTAGAATGGCGTCAGCCATAGCGAGGTCACCTCTCGTTGTGGTCAGGGCCGGGCGCTGTTGACGCAGCGTTTCCGGCCCGTCTTTTATACCACAAGCCAAGGCGTGCTTCTCTCTTAGGTCGCCGTACTAAAGGCCGATGAAGAACGGGGCAGACTTCTGTTCAATCGGCTGCGCCTGAGCTGCGCCGAACGCCATCACCAGCGCCACCGCCGCGTCGATCTTGTTCACCGACTTCTGCTTCGCCAGCCACTTGTTGTCCCACTTGTCCTGCTCGGTCACGGCGGACATGAGCGCGGACACCAGCACCGGGTTCCGCTTGAAGCGGATCCGGCCCTCATAGATCGCGTCCTCGAACATCCGCAGCGAGCCGGGGAACCAAAGCCCCTCGGGTTCCTTGCCAGCCCGCTTGGCCGACTCGATCATCTCGGGGGTCGGCTTGGCTTTCTTCGTGCCACCTTGCGGGTGTTCAACGAAGTTCAGCGACAAGCCCAGCTCCGCCGCGTCCTCCTCGAACCTGCGGAAGGCATAACGGTCGTAAGCGACCATCTTCACCTTGTAGTCTCGGTCGTACTCCACCATCGTCTGTGCGACGTGGCGGTAACTGATGTTCTCGCCGTCCGGTGCGTGGATGTGGCCCTGGTCGCGCCAGAGGGTGTACGGGATCTTGTCCCGATCCTCGCGCGCCCGGATCGTGTCGCCCGGCGTCCATGCCTCAACCCACGCCTCGAACGTTGGCTTGCCTTCCGGAGTCGTGCCAGTCCGGACTACGCAGCCCATCGCCGTGATGTCGCGGCTCTGGGACAAGTCCAGCCCTAGGTGGATCTCCTCGCCGTGGTGCGCCGTGGTGTCGAAGTCCTCCAGCAGAGGCTCCAGCGCCTCGCGGCTCATCCACGCCGAGTCCGCATCCGTCCACACGCAGAAGTGCAGCCGGAGAATGCCGTTCTGCTTGGCCGGGATGTTCTTGGCCTGGTCAACCACCCCGGCCAGATACTCCTCGGTGATCGTCGTGCCCAGAAGCGGGTTAGCTTTCGGCCAGCAACTGGGATCGTTAAGCGGGTCGTCGCCGTCATCCAGCGCGCAGACGTAGCTAAACGTCGTGTCGTCCAGCGGCTCGCCAAGGTAGGCGATGGAGTTATCCGGGTTGTCCTCCCGGTTCCCCGCCGCAACCCTGACCGCCCACTCATGCTCAGCCCAGCAGATCGAGTTCCGATCCGACCCGCTGTTCGTGATCATGAAGAGAAGAGGCTGGCGCCGGAACTTGAAGCCGCGCTCCAGCATCTCCAGGATCTTGCCGTCCGGCAGCTCGTGAACCTCGTCCGCCAAGACGAAGTACGGGCGCGGGCCGGAACCCGATTTGCCGGTATCGCGCGACACAGGCCGGAAGAAACTCCCGGTCCTATGGAACGCCATGTTGTATTCGCGACCAGGCCCGCCGCTGAAGTCGATGCGCTTGGACAGCGACGGCGACGCATTGACCATCTTCACCGCGTCGGCGAATAGGATCCCTGCCTGCTCACGCTTGGCTGCGGCCGCGTAGACCTGCGAACCCGCTTCCCCGTCTCCAAGCATCCCGTACAGGCCAATACCGCCCGCCATAGGGGACTTGCCGTTGCCCTTCCCCTGCTCGATGTACGCCCGGCGGAACCGGCGCGTGCCATCCGCCCGGACCCATCCAAACAAGCTGCCCACGATGAACGCCTGCGCGGGCTGAAGCTGGAACGGCAAACCCTCGAACTGGCCCTCACTCAGGCGCAGGACATTCTCGAAGAACCCGAATACCCGGTCAGCCGCCTCAACATCGAACCGAAGCCCCCGCTCCGCCCCTTTCTCCAGGTCATCGAAGTGGCGGCGGCAGGCATTCCGCACATGCGGCCCG